AAGCCGTGTTAGGCGTGCGCGATGCAGAGTTTATCGCCGCCGGGCGTGCGCTGCCGGTACAGGGCGACCGCCTGTTTGTGCAGAGCGTGCAGGCTGTGTTTGCGGTGTCTGACGCTCAGCCGGACAGCCACGGCGGCCACAAACTGATTTTAAACAGGGTGAAGCCATGAACGCTGCAACGCTCCGCAATCTCGTTGTGACCGCCCTGAAAGTCGCCGGAACAGACGCGGGTGATCGCGTTTATTCGCCGCGTGACTGGTCAACCCGGGGCGAAGATTACCCGGTCCTGATGGTGCAGACGCCGTTTGAAGAAAAGCAGTCGATGGGCCGTAACGTGCCGCAGTTCACTACGGTCACGACCATCCGCGTTACGGGTCGCCTGGAGGCGTTCGACTCTGAAACCGATGATGGCGCCGTAATGGCCGAAGAGGGGCTGGAGGCGCTGCGCCAGCAGATAGAAATGGCGGTGATTAACAGCTATGAGCTGACCCGCTCCATTCAGCAGTTCAGGCACATCCGGTCGGCCATTGACGTTGACGCCAGCGGCGACGGTCATATTGGTCAGCTGACCTTTGAAATCGACGCCGAATACTATCAGGGGCCGGAGGACTTCTATCCGATTCAGGGCGTGGCGCTACAGGGCGTTGACCTGACCATTGAGCAGCCGGACGGCACAACGCAGCCGGGCTTTAACGCTGACCTTCCGCAATAAGCGAGAACCTTATGAAACTCAGACCCGTATCAGGTCGCGCCGTGCGCGATCCGGTTAAACGCACCCTTTTACCTGACGACGGCGCGGAGGTGACGCTGGATTTATTCTGGCGTCGCCGCCTGCGCGATGGAGACGTTGAGGAAGTGACCTCAGACGCCGCCCCAAAAATCACGGCGGCCAGTGCCGCAAAATCCCGTAATGGCGGAACCGGCGCGGCGGAAACGTCTGCTGATGCCGCCCCTGCTGAGGCAAGCTAATGACCATCCCATTCAATACCGTTCCGGGCAAGCTGCGCACGCCGCTGTTTTATGCCGAAATGGATAATTCGCAGGCCAACACGGCCACGGCCAGCCAGATTACGCTGATTATCGGTCAGCAGCTGGACAGCGCCCTGCAGCAGCCGGGCATCCCGTTTCTGGCGTCGTCTGTCTCAACGGTAGGCGGCCTGTGCGGATATGGCTCAATGGTGCATGCCAGCATGGCCGCGTACCTGAAAAACGATCCGGCGGGGCTAATTTATATTCTGCCGGTTGCGGACGGGAAAGCCACGGTCGCGGCCAGCGGCCAGATTGCCATCACCAGCCCGGCAACGACCTCCGGCACGCTATCAGTTTATATCGCCGGTGAACGCGTGCAGATTGCCGTGCTCAGCACCGATGCGATCGAACACGCCGCCGCCGCGCTGGCTGCGGAAATCAACGCAACGACCCTCTTACCGGTCGCGGCAGCGTCTGCAGCCGGGGTTGTGACCCTGACGGCTAAAAACAAGGGCGCGCACGGCAACCAGATAGACATCCGCCTGAACTATGGCGGCACGGCAGCCGGAGAGGTAAC